ACTTTGTCTGGTTTTATCATATTATCAACTCTGCTAAATATCCGCCGCCGATGTCAATATAATCCTGCGAGCTATTCATTTTTGAAAGCAATAATTCTAATGAATCATCTACTAAATAAAGTTTGTTGTCGTCAGTCTCAAGATTACTTAATAAGAAATCTCGCTCTGCGAGTCCAGGTAAATTAATCCCTGAACCTTGAAAATCTTTTAAATTTATAACCGCTAGTGTATCTTCATTAGCATTTATCGCAAGAGAAATATTGCTATTCACTAAATAATCGTATTGGATATTCTGGATGTTATCCATAGTAAAAGAATTATTTGTCGGAATAATGATCAAACCCGCAAAAGTTACAGCTACAGGTTTTGCAATTCTAATTATTGCTTTTATTAATTTAGCTAAATTAATACTAATATCGGCAGTAATTTCTATAATAAAAGTAGCGTAGGAAAGTTCAAAAACCCTTATACTACTTGGCGGCACAATAAAGGATATCAGGGTTATTATTTCTTCTGGAGTCCCACCGCAGTTATTCTGCACTATCTTTCTTAGAATAGTTATTCTGTACTCATCATCGCCTTGAAAATTCCTAGGTTGATCCACAACATCACCAACTAAGTCAAGACTCCTACCTATAATTGTAACAATATTACGTTGCTCGGTTAGACCCCACATCAAGTCTTCCAGCTCTTGCCATTTTTTTACTAAAGCCCCTTGAAAGACTACTATATTTTTGCTTTCCTTATCTTGCTCTACAAGACGAGAAAAGGCTAACTCAACATGATTATTAATAGGTGTTATAGTCATGAAACGATTATCTCAATTCTTTTTTGTTCTACAATCAATACTTGTTTAGCAGTAGCAATTATGTTATTTGCGGACATAGTAGCACTAGTAGCATCAGGATCAGTACTTTGTCCGAGCTGGATAGTAGCATTCGTTATACCGCTGTATTTGTAAACTATGGAATATAAACTTTGATAATATATACTCTCGCCAAGAGCTATATTAATCAAACTGTTTTCCAAGTCAGTTTTAATAAGATCAACTGAATCAGTAGGAAAGAAATCATTTTTTGTAATTGCAATATTTATAAAAACGTAAATCTTTTCTGGCCTTGAAAAGTATACTTTTTGAACAGTGTTTGTACTATCTAAGACATCAAAATACACACTGCCATAGGATGCTATCCCAATCGGTTTATAATCCCATATTGCCTTGGCTATAGCTTCATCTGTTCCGCCGTGTACTATTGCCTCAAAACCATGAGGCGGGATTCCGTCTACTGTGGATTCTGTGGTATTCTCTTTTACTGCGACAGTTAAAACATTAGGAAGAGTGGACAATTTAGCCCTTATAGAGTCTAAAGTTCCCTTGCCGTTTAGCATTAAAATATTTCTTCTTCTTATCCTCAAGTCAATATCCGACTCTAAAGGCGTACCAGTAACTCCAGCTTCATTATTATTAATAGCTAAAATGCCGTTTTCTAAACTAGCAAAATTCACTAGTGAATTTGCGGGTATCGGTATTGCTCCGCTTGCCTCGGCATAATATATTACATTACTTGTTACATCTATTATATCAAAACCTGCTGATTCTGCAAAAAGAGAGAACTTGGTTTTATATTCATCAGAATGAATGTTAATCGTAGACCCATTAACAGTAACTATTAATGTTGACAAAGCTTGTTCATCTTCTATCAAAGCCTTGATTCCCAGTGCTATATCGTTTATTGTTTCTTCCAATAATTTATCGTAAGAAATAGTAATTTCATTTACCTTTAGAATATAAGTATCATAAGCATCACTATTAACTGATAAATTTATTGCTGTGCAGGATTCATTATTAATTTCCAGTGATTCCCTGTTTATAAAACTAACATTTTGACCCGTGATATTAGCTAAAGTAAGCGTTGGTAATGTTGAGTAATTTTCCGCTGTAACTTGTGCGGTTACATAGCTAAAAGTAGCAGGCAATCTTTTAATACCAAGCAATGCACAATTATGATCAAGGCTTATCCCTTCTGCATAAACAGGTGATAAAGCATCGTATAAAGCTTGACATAACTGCCAGATAAATACTTCCCTTTCTGCGAAGATATTTACCATATTGCCTATTACTGTATTATCATTGAAATTAAGCTGTCCCAAATTAGCAGTTAATTCTTGCTGTAGCTCGGCAGTTATTACATCAAAAGTCTTCGTAATTAGTCCGTCTTTAGTTAATCCGTAGGCCATGATTCTATTTATAAAACAATTTGATTGATAGTGTTTTCAGGTGGGTTGTTAGTAACAGTTACCTCGTTGCCTAAATCATCTTTTAATGTTACCTCTATTATAACAGTTCTTGTTGAGTCATTAAACGCAATATTAAATTCCGTTATCTCTTTGACTCCTTCTACTTCTTGGATGGCATTCATGATAATAGCCTGTACTGTATCAAGTGAGTTCTTCGTACCTAATATACTTTGAAAGTAAGGTACTCCAAGTTCAGTATCTAGCCAGTAATCACCTTTAAAAAGCAATAATTGTCTCTGTACTCTTTGAGCTATTACAGTTTCGTCAGTAGTAAGCTTAAAATCAAAATTCTCAATAAGCAAATCACCGCCGACTAGTTGTAAATCTTGGTTCTTCATGTTTTATAACTTGATATGATCTTTATTATTTTATAAAAACTACTATTGTAATAAAAAATATCTAAAAAGATACTATTACCATTAACAAAAATTGAGTGAAAAACCTTTTCTACTATCATCATTAAGAACAATATTAAAACTCTCTTAAAACATTATAGTAATCAATTTTTTATTAAGCGGCAAATATTCTCCTGTATGGATAAAATGAAACAATTGGGTGTAAACGTACAATCCAATTGCAAAACAAATAAGAAAATATATTAACATTTTTTTTTTAATAAGCTTATTTTTTATAAGCCATCTGTCATAAAATCGCCTAATCTACGTCTGCTAGCTGTTGTTGTTGCAACCGCTCCACCGCTTGCGGTAGTAGTAATACCTGGTTGTGCTGGTGCTGGGTCTAATGGTAAAACATACTGGTGTGTATGTCCATCTAATCCAACGCCGCTTGTAGTCTGCACACTTTGTCCAGTAATTACCGCAGTGCTCGTAATGTTCCCCTCAACTTGCAAAGCTCCTTTTATATTAAAATTGGTACACTCTGCACTAATAATCTCAGCGGCTTTTATTGAAGCATTTTTGCATTCAATAGTAATCGCCTCAGTGCAGTTTATACTAATATCTTTTGTTTTTAAATCTATTTTTTTTGCTGCATTGATTTCAATGAGTCCATCAGGCTTTATTGTTACATTTGAATCAGGTGTTTTTATATCAATTTGCTTGGCAGCAACGACTTCTGTTATGCCATCTGGTTTAAGTGTTATGCTTGAACCAGCATATTGAATATGCATATCAGTATTATTCAAAGCAACGCTTGGTGCAGAAAAAGGAGTAAGTCCAACAAAAGCTATAGCATCGTTAAGAGTATGCATCCGCCTTGTCATCGGTCTATCCTTAGGTTTGCCGAGTAACCAGTTTCTTGCATCTCTATCTAGAAAGATAACAACACAACCATCACCAGCTTTTACTGGCATGGTAATAGATGCACCGCCCGATCTTGGAAACACGACTGGCACGCCAGATATTCCTTTTAAAGGATTAATATTGTTATCCGCAAGCAGCTCCGGACTAAAATCTATATCTGCCATCTGCTTTTTGTGATCATAACTCTTAATAATACCAGGCAACGAGACTTTTAACTCTTCGTTTATCTTAGCTTTTAAGGGCTGTATCACTTCGGCCATTGACATTTATATTCTCTTTTTTTTCTTTATAAAATTAACTACTTTGCTATATTATTCATACAATCTTCAAATAGTGCTTCGTTATTAATTAGAATGCCAGCTATGCCGTTTAACTCTAAAAGAAAAGCAACCTCTAAAAATAGCAAGAAAATCCCGAAACCACCGATCGCCATAAATAGGCTACCAACTACTTTTTTAAAATCAGACATTATTTTACTCCTTTTTGTATCGCTTCATTCCTTAATATCACACTTTCTCTGTTCGTGCAAATTCCTTACATAATCGTTTAGCAGCTAAATTGTAAGCCTCCTGTGCTTCTTCTTTACTCGAATAATAACCTTTTATTTATAATTTCTCTTTAATTAAAGTTATTTCAAATACAACTATATAAGGTATTTCATAATCAAAACCATCATGAGTATCAATCATACCTGCATAAAATCCATTAGTTTCTACATGTATTTTTGGAAATTTGAAATTAGGTATTTTTACAACATTTGAATTAATATAATTTACAACACATTTAATATCTGCAAAATTATCAGACTCAAAAAATTTCCATATTTTATTAATTTCATCGCGCTTATAACCAACAGCAAACTTTATTTTATTACTTGGTTTATTATTTTCAAGATTAATTATATTTCCAAATTCATCCTGTCTATTTTTTATTTCGTTTAACTTATCATTTATTATTGTTATATATTCGTTACAAAAATCTAAAATTTCTTTATCTTTTATCATAATCACTTACCAAAAGCTAATTGACCCAGTATTAACATAAATACAATAAATACAATAAAATTAGTTGCAAATACCATTGTTAATGCCCATGGAGCAAATACGTTATTCATCCAATCTTCAAACCCTGTATTTTTACCGCTAGTATGGTTTTTTAAAACTTCTTTTAACTCTTCCAAATAAAGTTCTCTATGTTTTACATTAAAATCTTTCATCAAGTATGTCGTCTATCATCTCAAGAAGAGATTTTTCATAAACTTTAGATAACCTTAAAAGTCTGTCGTAGTTCTTCAGTTCTTTTAAATCGTATAATTCTATTGCTTCCAAATTCATTTATAACCTCCGAATTTTATTACCCTCTAATACTATTCCATAACCAGCAACCAGTTTACATATAGCAATATTAGATGATTTATTATAATTTGAATTTAAAGCTTTAGAAAAATTATTAATCTTAATTGCCTTATTATTTTTATCCCATATATCTATAAACATATTATTTTACTTCCTCCCAAATTACTTTATCTGTTTCTAAATCAAAAACTATTCTTTCCGTATAATTATAAATTTTTAATAACTTCTTAAAATCATATCCATTAATAAATTGCATGACCTCTTCTGTAGTATTAAAATATTTGTTGTAGTGATCAACTCCCATTTCATCAAAAAAACATAATTCAAACTTAGGTTTTACTGTATCATTAATATTCCTTTTTTCTATTTCTTTAAATATTGTTAATGCTTTATTTTCAGTTTCTTTTGTATCACTCATTATTTTTTCGTTGATCATTTTAAAATTATCTAAGCCAGAACCAACGTTAAGTGTTATAAATTTTTTACTCACCCTAGTACCTCCCAATCGTCTGCTAAATAATCTTCTTTTACTAAAAAATTATGTATCCTATAATTAACTTGTGTACCCATATAACGTTGTGGAATATATCCAATTCCATTATAATAAAGATAAATCATTCCACTTGCTTGACTTCCTTGAGGTATCCATTCTTTACGTCTGATTTTCATACCTTTTTCTAAAATTTTATTTATCTCAATAAAATTCATTTTATTACCTCCCAGTCATATTTCTAAAAAAATATGCTTCTCTAAAATCTGCTCCTACACAATACGCTCCATTTAAATTAGCCTCTTTCGCATCGTGCCTATAAACAATTACATCAACAAAATCAGAACTTCTTAAATCAGTGTTTTTTAGATTTGTTCTTCTTAAATCAGCTCCTCTAAAATCTGCATATCTTAAATCAGCGTTACTTAAATCTAATTTTTTTAAATTTGTATAACTAAAATCTGCTCTTTTACCTTTAGCATAATTACTTTCTAACCATATCTTATGCTCTTTTATCATGTGATCGACTTTATCTTGGGTTAGTTTTTGACATGTCATTTTCTTGTCCCATAATATTTTGTTACTAATAACCTTAGATAATTTAATTTTGTTTCTGTTTGATTATCTCCCCAATTATCCATGATATAATCTACTATCTCGTTTTCTAGTTCTTTTACTTTTGTATTATTCATTTTATTCCCTCATTCCATTTTTTCTTATCATCCTCTACTAAACAATGCCAAACTTCCCTTTTTATTCTTTTTCTTTTATGTTGATCTTTACATAGCAAAATACTTTTTCGAGTAAAATGGCCATAAAAACCACCTAACGGATGCCCTACCGCAAATCTATCGCCACATATAGGACAAATATATTTATCATTATTTAAGCTAGAAGTTTGCATGCCACCTCTAGCTGTTCCGTACCTACTCATTGTTATCTATTTTCTTTCATGAACCTAACATGATTAGTCCGTTGAGCAATCACTAAAGGCGGTTCATAATTATTTTTTTTAAAATATATAGCAGTAATTACTAAAGAACCTTGTTCTTTAAATATTAAAATTTCACTTATATATGGATAACAACTAGGTATATTGTTTTCACATAATTCTTTTAAGTTTTTAATTTCATAAAAATTGTTATTTTTTATTTCAAAAATAATTCTAAAACCATCTTTATATTCTTCTTTATCCTTAAGATCATATATTCCACGTCTTAAGGCAAGCACCCAAATTTCTATAAATTTTTTTTTCGTATTCGTTCATATTCTACTCCTTTGTTCGTTAACTTACTTTTACAATACCAGATTAGTATAGTAGAGTCAAGTAGGATTATTTATCAAGTAATTTAACGATTTGCTCTCCATGTTCACTAATGTTCAAAATGTCTATAAGAGTCTTTACAGGTGTCGTCTGAAATACACTAAGAGGAATAAAATAATGACAAAAGATTATGGCAATCTTAAGGAAATATGATGAGTGTTATCCGTTTTATATCTAAAAGGAATCTTTTGTTAATCAAAAGTGAGTAAAACTGAATGGATAAAAATATCCCTAAAATTAACAAGAGAAAATGATCTAACATTATATAAGATTTTAAAAACTTAAAGCTCGACTTATAGCAATTCTATCAACAGTAGTTTGAGAGAAAGCAGGCGTCAAGTCCCCTTGGCCCTCGCCAAGCGGATTAATCTCAAGGTTGGAGTACCAATCATTTCCCCTTGTATCGCCTATATGGGTTATTTTCTGTACTTCAAACAATCCGTTTATATCCTGACTCTCAACCTTTACAACGTCATGTATTTGCAGTTTAGGTTGTAACAAACACTGAACCATCCTTGCTTTTTTACCCAGCTTCGTAATCTCTGATTTTATCAATTTCTTAGAGACTTTTTTTACTGATTCTGGATGCAAGATAAGTCCAGTCTGTGGGTTCAATACTAATACCTCTCTACGTGCGACTGTATTAGTTCCCTTTATTATGCACAGTCCGTTTTGAATAGACCAGCTAAAATTGAAATTCAATGCTAAATTATCCATCACATGATCAAAAGAACCAGCATCACTATAACCCATACTAATCGTCTTTGACTCTTCAACCTCAAGAGTCTTGAAAGCAATGCCTGTTTGTTTGGTGATTCCTTTTAAAATCATCAGCAAAGACGGATTAGCACTAAAAGAAAACCCAAAACTTATAGGCTTCGTTCTCATTCTTTTTATTCCTTCTGCTAAATATAATTCTGTTACCACTTCTGTTTTATCCCTATTGTGTTGTATCTTGGAAACGTCCCCTGAGCCTATAGCAACAAGCCCTGTGTTTAGTCTATGCCCCGCATATAAAGTAACAAGTGAATCATGATCGCTTATTAAATTACGAGTATCAGGTGCTAGATTAAATATTTCTATTTTGGCTACGTTATCCTTTGCCATATATGATTTTACAATCTCAAATTTTATCTTGCAGTTTTCTATTTCAGTTCTGATACGATTATCAATAACAACTTTACATACACGATCAAAGTACAGCATTTGATTTTATTCTTTATTGTGTGTATAATAACAAGCACTAATTTAACTCGCCGTGGTTTGGTCTTCATATACCTGCTCCTCTACGGCAGGATCAATTTAACTATAAGGGTCTTTCATCTCTTTTAATATTCTTCTTTCTCTATCTTTTAAAAAGGAATTTCTAAAATTATCTAAAGCTTCCTGTTCAAAAACAGCTTTCATTGGCTCTATTGACTCAATAGTACCGCTCATTTCCCGAGGCTTACTCGGAACTTGCCTTTTCTTAGAGGCTTGATTTCTAAAATTAGACATATTAAAACGGCAAGTCTTTCTCTTTATTGGAAGAAAGAAGCAATATAGAACCATTAAATCCTTGCAACACTACTTCTGTTTGTTGCTTCTCAAGTCCTGAACTATCTGTAAATTTCTTTGTATGCAATGCTCCCTCTATATAAAGCTTACTACCTTTTTTAACATAGTTCTGCACAAGCTTTACTAGATTATCATTATATACTACTACTTTATGCCATTCGGTTTTATCCTTGTCATGCCCAGTTTGCTTGTCTTTCCACTTTTCATTCGTAGCAACATTTAATACCGCAAAAGTCTTGTGTCCATCAGATTGTTTTATGATAGGGTCTTGTCCAACATTACATATTAAAATTACTTTGTTCAAACTATTGGTCATAATTAGGAATTTTTAAATAAATTAGTTAAATCGTTATCGGTTAAATGGTATAATTTTATTGAACCATCAACCATATTAGTATAATCGACTCTATTGAGATTGTCTTCATAAGTCATCGGAACAAGCATACAATCAGGCTTTTTTTCGTGATAACATAATGTAAGTAAATTATAACCAAGCACCAATTTTTGCCGCAGAATAACTGGCTCGTCTACCTCTGTATACAAAGACACATACCAGCTATTATCTCTTACATGATAATCGGCTTCAAGTAAATAATAATCGCTCTTAGTGCCTAAAATTACATCAGCTTTGAAACGATACTGTGGAAACCAATCAATAAA